TTCCGCCAGCGCAAGGATCTGGTTAGCCTCGGCCTGAGTAATCAGCCCGCTCAAAACAAAGCTGCCGACCATACCTCTAGTTTGGGCGTGTCCCACATCAATACCGCCTGACCCTCTATCCATCAGCATCCCGTAGACGCGCTGGCTCAGACTGTCGGGAGACGCTTGCAGGCCGTCCATGATCTCGGTGGCGCGGGCCGCTCCGAACAGGGCAAAAAGTGTGCGCTCGTTGAGCCATACCTCTTTCACGATAAGGTAGCGTGGTTCGTTCAAGTCAGTTGCCGCCTGCTCTGAGGTCATGCTGGCGTAGCCCCGCGATTCCGGGTCAGACACAAGCTCGGTTGCTAGTTTTTTCAATGATGGATTCATACTTCTATTCTCTTTCTGTTAGCTCGATCCCAAATAACTTTACTAACTCCCAACTCCTTTTTGATCTGCCTAATAGCTTTCAGCGTCTCCGCCCTTGGCATCTCCCCGCAAGCACCAGATACATATGCAACATTGGCAAAGACCGTAATCACACCGGAGGCGATATAGGGGTCTTTATCCTTCACGCTATGATGATCCGGGCCACCTCTAAGTAAATAAGCAATAGGAGTCAGCGTAATCGGCATCACTTATAAGCCTCGGCAGATTGTTCAATCCAAGTAAGCACCTCGCCCAAGTAGGCTTTTGTCTCTTCTGGGGCTTCAATCCCCTTCTCCTTGAGTCGGTCAATAACCCGAGTCTCAATCATAGGCACAACCATTTGCACAAGTGCAACCTCTTCAGGGGTAAGTAAGTGAAAAGGTAACTTCTCGAAGATTACATCCCTAAGAGAGCCGATCTCAAGTTCTTCATTGGCATCTCGAAGTTCTTGGGCAATCCTCAACGCAACAGGTGCCCAAGTTGGTTTTTCGGCAAAAGTCCTAGAGGCCACAGCTCTTACTGTTAATTCCAAAACCGCATCGCCTTTTTCTAAGCTAAAAAGCGAACACCCAGAGATAAGGACTGCCAAAATTATTACCAAAATCCCCTTTTTCATCTTTATCTCCTATAAATAGTCCCGCCACAATTAGGACATTGCTTATTCTCATTAAGAGTGTGCCCACAAGTCATACACCGGCCCATAGTATTATCCTTTTCAATAAGTCCAGATTACATTCCCTGGGAGTTCATCATCAAGATCTAGGTGGATAAAATTCCCACTAATGCCAACTCGATTAATTCCAAATCCAAGTGCATAGTTTAGGATTAAAAACCTACTCCGGGAATTTCCACAAGATATATCTACCGCCTTGCCTTTAAGGTGTGCCGAAGTTTCTTTTCCGCCAACCCTTCTATTATGCGCCTCGCACCTAAATCCGCTTGAAATAACCAAAGGATTCTTATACAAACTCCGAATCATTTGCAAGGTATTAACAAGCTCCATATCTATTTCAGCACGCCCACAACAAGGGCATTCAAATTCCCACTTGCTAAAATTCTTAGTTAAATCGCCCATCCCGAATTTGCCTTTCGTCAAAATCCCTACTTGGAGATCTACCATGAAAAACATCATGCTCGGCTTGTAGTTTTACAAAATCCTTACTCAGCGCCCGAAAATCAAAAGACAACTCTTTAAGTGTCCCCACCAAATCCTTGAGGAAATAAATAATCCCCCCAAGCAAAAATGAAATAAAAACTCCCAAACTTGCAAAAGCAAAGACCACCACTTTTATTGTCATCTCAGGGTAGGCAGTAAAAAATTCAAGCATAAGTTCGCTCCTAATTTTAAAGTATACCCCAAGTATGCCAAAGCACCTGAAAATTCACAACATGCAAGCCATATACAGGTGTCAAACTATATACTTGAAATCTAGTAATGCTTTTAAGTCCTCGACCGGACCAGCAAAGATGATTTCAAAATTCCTCCATTTTTGCCATTCATCTACTAGCATATCTGGATTAGTTCCTGTGTAATACCCATGCCTAGCTCCGATTAAATACTCATACTTGGCCGTGAATTCTGAGCAGACCAGGAATTTCCCTTTGAAAGTTAGGGTCTTTGCAAGTGGGGGATAGATAAAAAGAGGAAGCCGCCAAAGAGGATAAACCCTACCTAAGTAATCATTTTTAAGATGCTTAATAGCTCCCTCTTTTTGTACTTGCTCCCCCTCTGGCCTTGCCACCACAATCTGCTTGCCCGCATACTTTTCAAAGATATTCGTACTTTTAACCGTCCAAAGAACTTCGAGCGCATCCCCAAAGGGGCTAGTAAGCACTCCTGTGTGAGAGTACCTACTAGCATTATCCTTAGAGGTGAAGGTTTGCACAGCGTTGATTGCCTTCCCAAGTGCCATTGGATTTTCAGTAGCAAATACATCCCCGAGTTGAATCATTTTTTGCTCCCAAGGAAAGAGGATATTGAGGTTTTTAGTCTGCCCAAAATACTTTTAAGCCTATCAAAGTAACCCTGGGCAGCCGCTATAATCTCGTCGTCTTTTTCACTCTTTGTGGATTCCGCAAACTTTTTAGCCGCAACAAGGATTGAGCCGATAAATACTATTAGCGCACTCCCTATCCCAACAACCATTTCCCAATTACTCGCCAGCCATTCCATTTTCAGCCTCCTTTTCTTGGTTTCGTTTTGCCCTCTCTAGCTCTTGTCTCAATTGCTGGATCTCTAAATTCCTATCAGCAATAATTTGCAAAAGCACTTGTTACTGTTGAAGTTGGTAACTATCCATTTTTAAGTCTCCTTATCCACAGTGATAGGTGCAGGCAATCATTTTAACGGCGTTAGCGTCGATTTCTTCCTGGGTCCAGGTGACACTTTCTCTAGCTTTTGCAACAGTGTAGTTTTTCAAAATGTTGTCAGGGGTTCCATCGTCATTGTTTTGCCTCATGCCTTTTCCGGGCGTTGCGAAGTCTCAGCGCCGGAGTGAGAATTATTCGGTTGAACTGCTCAGGGTTCATGTAGGCTTACCTCCACAGTTAGGGCATGAGCGATCCGGTCTCAGCGTATGACCGCACACAGAACAGCGGCCCATTACAGCCACACTACCGATTCAATGTTTGGTGTCATCGCGTAAACCTCCTGCATTTTATTTGTTATTTAGACATCCTGGCCACAATATCTGCTTTCAACTCCTCCTGAGAATCATTTAACCTCTCAGCCAGCTCTTCGATCATAGAGCACAAAAACTTATCTGCGTTGATTTGTTTGGTATTTAGTTCAGCCTGTGTTGGTTTAGCTGGTTTTGGCCCCCATAGTTTTGTATTGATATCCCATATCTGTCTACCATCCTCGGGCGGCTCTGGAACTTCTATAGCGTCTAGTGGTAGTTCAGGCATCTCGATATATTCATCTTCCAAGTCTCCCTTGTCATTCACCGTGCGTACAGACAGACCAGCGAATGCGCCGAGATATTTACCTTCCGAATCTATGAAATGCTTGGCTTCCAGTGGTGTTTTTATTGTATTCATTCAAACCTCCTTATTTGATTGCTCTAAAAACGAGTCGCCAGTTGGCGGGGGTGATACGTGCCCAATCCGCTCCTGTGGAAGCAACTTGCCGCACCACCTCGGGGACAGCATCACCGTATGCGTAATAGAGATTCCGCGTATCCGCTCGCGCCGGCAGAGAAGCCGAGGAACTGCCGTCGTTATCCAGGAAATTACCGTCTGTCTCGTCCCCAACGTTATACCCCAGCTCGGCAGTCACACACCGCAGCCGCGCAAACGCAAATCGAGGCCGTGCCCCAAGGCCGTGCGCTACCGTTAGGATGGTGTTTGCGTTGAATGCGCTTTGCTCAGCGCTCTCGAATATTCCTGTCAAATTCGTTGTCGCCACTGAATTCGCCGTATTAGCCGTATCCGCTTTAACTATTTTATCGTCCTTCAACGCCCTGAAATTTTCTCGGATATCTGCCGACACCAATGGGCCGTTTGTACTCGGTTTTGTTCCATCATAAGCCATTTTTATACTCCCATATAAATGATATCTGCTTTTCCTCCGACGCTGACGCCGGAGAGGTTAAAAAGTTTTACTGTGAATTCAGTGGCCTTTGCGACAGTTACAACTGGAATCAATGGTACGCTGCTAAATGGTGTTACTGTTATTGCCGGATTCGACTTGAAGCCTGTTATCTGGAAAGTTGTCCCTCCTGCTGCGATTGTTTCACGCATCTTGGCTGCATACGCGTAAACGACACTACCGCGCACTACCATATCATATACGATGATGTTGTTGTTCGTGTCCGTGGTCGAAAGCGTTATCTTAAATCTGTAATACCTAAGGGTATAAATTGATCCTGTGGCTCTATAGCTATTCGAGCTTATCTCATTTGCGGAAAGAGTTTCCCAGACACCATCATTAAGCCCCGGATCGTTGGATCCCCAGTTGACATTGTCCAGTGAATAAATAGCTTCGACAGTTATACTTGTGTTGGGGTCTCTGTCCAGAAAATAGTCAAGCGATATCTGTAATGTTTGCTCGCTTCCTAAATCCGCCAAAATTTCAAATGTGCCGGATGGTGCAACCGGAACATCCCAATAGCCTGTGTCCCAGGTTTCTTCAGCACCGTCCCATCTGCGCTGAGTGAACAATCTTATACTTTCAGCGTGATCCGGATGAGGCTCTCTATCTATATCGCTTACTATTGCGTTGTTTAAATCAGTTCGGGTTATTTCTTTTTTGTATTCAGCGCCTGCTGCCAGTGACTGTTGTGTAACATTGATAGCTTGGCTCAAATTACCGTAAAACGTTGACTCGAACACATCGGACGTTATGGTGCCAGCTGCAATTTTATCCGCAGTAATAGAACCAGTATAGATTTTCCCGCCATCAATCAGCGTTGTATCCGAACCGGCCCGCCATGCGGAATCATTGGTTGCCCCTTGTTCGGCAACTGCCTTTCCAGGGCCAGTTAAGACATCGTTTGCGGTGTTATTGCCAGTTACATCCGCTGCTCTTGCCCAATGCGTCAGCGAATATGATTCCCCTGCGGCCCTTGCGGTGACGCAGCGCCAGATACCAACGGTCGCTCCACGGTCCCAAAGATCACCTACATCGTAAGGAGCAACCGGCGTTGCGGTGAACACGCGCCTCTTACTATCCGCAGTGTCTTGTGCATAACTGGCCGCGCTGAGTGCGTTAAGAGCGTCTTTATCCTTGATTTCATCCCAGGCGTTGGTTCCCCCGTTATAGCGAAACGCCTCGTTCGTATCGGTCTTGAACCAGATATCACCATTGTGTTTTGCGCGGTCTCCCGCAGCCCATGTGTTTGGGTCAGCGGACTGAAACCAGGTATAAATTTTCCCGTCTATCTGCTCTTCAAGCTGCGCTTTATCGCTTGGGTAAATACTTGTAACGAACTCGCTGGTGGCTGTTACATCAGCATAATCAGCAGGCTTGCCGTCTCCGGATACTTGAGACTGCCAGTCAGCGGCATCAACATCAGCCAGAGCACCAGTATTAAGCGTTGCTATCACTTCCCAAGTTGTACCGCTCCACCTCTTGAGTTTGTATGGCGTTGATGAGGTATCCACCCATAAAGGATTATTCGCGGGATCGGAGGGAGCAGTAGAAGAGAAATATACTAAAGCATCCGCGTTAACAGTAGCTAAATCCCCTGCATCGGTTACATAGCTTGTGTCAATGCTGTCAAGAGTGGCTAATACACCTGCGTCGGTCAGCCAAGCGGCAGATTGAGGATTGTTGGCGGTTATGTCTGCAACAGCCTGCCAATGAGTAAGGCTGTAGGCGGTTGTTGTCGCTGTCTTTGCCCTCCAGATACCAAGAGCACTCCCTCTATCCCACAGGTCACCCACATCATAAGGCGGTGTAGGAGTAGATACAAAAACTCTACGCTTTTCATCAGCCGTGTCTTGTGCAGTGGCTGCCTTGGCATAAGCATTTATTGCTGTTTGATCTGTTAATTCGGCAGACCACTCCGTCCCACTATAGCGTCTAAGTTTATTGGTGGACGGATTCCACCACATGTCTCCAGCGTGACTTGCATTCGTCCCGGACCATGATGTTGATGGATCGGAAGAGGTGAACCAGCTAATGATTTTAGAGTCTATATCATTTTGCAATGCTGTCTTATCAGCCGGATAGATTGCCTGTACAAATTCGCTGGTTGCTGTTACATCCGCGCCTGGCTTAACATCATCCGGGGTTTTTGTAGCGCCCACCAAATTCCCGTTTTTTATCGTAAAAGACACCTCAAGGTCGCCGATGCTTGCGGGAGCAAACGCCTCAATGCCTGTACCTTCTCCCTGTCCGGGAATACCCGCAAGAAAATAGGTGGGGAAATTACCCCCCCAGTTCTCATTGACAAAGACTGTTCTCGACCCTCCACACCGATAAATAGCCTCCGGTAATCCAGATAATGTCCTGTTGCCTGCTGGTGCATGTTGTCCGCCAACAACAACTATTTTAGAGTGGTCAAGGGCGTTTAGGGCATTGGCCAATGCTTGGGCTTGAGTTGCATCCATGTGGAGATCGTATACGGCGTGGCTATCCCATGTCATTGTTGCTCGGTCGAATACACTCAGAGTGTAAGACCTCCGCTGTGCGTCAAAACTATTTACGGCCACCCCAAATTCGTCTCTTAGCTGTCTTGAATCTTTCGGAGCCGGGTATAGATATTTTGCTCCATACCATTTATAAGTTCGCTGATTTGCTACCGACTTGGATTCATTATCAGAGGTTACATCCGCGCCCGGCTGAATGGTGTTCATCTTCTTGGTAAGAGCTTCCAGAGGGGGCAGCTTACTTGCAAGCATAACAAAGGGGCGGGACATTCTTTGGTATACAGTAGATAAATCGCCAGATGTGTTGTAATAATGGTAAGCTCTGTGTCTCTGGGTTGTAGTGCCAGCTTTAAATCTATATTCAGTGCCATTCAAGACCTTCTCGCCGGTCTCTACATCGTAAAGACCGGAAAGACCAATAGCACCACCAGTATAACCAGCGGGATGAACAACGCCTAACGCTAAATACCACCTGTCATGGCTGGGTAAGTGTCCATTCAAGAAATATGGGTTTGCGTCTTCAGTACCATCCAGACGTTCTACAGGTCTACAACCCAAATACGTTCTACCACTGTTATTTAAAGTCCAAAAATAGCATCCCCAGATATAAGTTTTTGAGGGGTCAACTCTAACAGAATCATTATACCATCCGCCGTCTGGCCCCGATACATTATCAGGAAGACATTCCCAAATCTCTTCATCTACTCCGAATGGGCCAAGCCCCATAACGACTCTATTTTCTGCCTCTTCGCCTATTCTTATAAAAGAACCCTGATTGCCATAAGTGCCGGGCACCCAGTCGTCGTAAGGATTTATCAAGTTCCCCAATGTTGTCAGGTCATTAGGCTTATTTTGAATAGATGCCCATTGTTGTTGGCTATTAAGTAGCTCACTATCAGCAGGTTTTCCTGTTATATTGGTATTCCAGTCGGCCCCTTTTGTGGCATCGGCGGGGGGACCGTTGACGACATCGCTGCCGTAGTCGGCCTGATCCTTGATTGCCAATGCGCCCGGTGCCACGGGACTGCCTCCCACGCGGATTTTATCGGCCCAGATGTTGGTGATGTTGGCTGTGCTGGCGTCAATATGATCGATGTGGGCGGTGTTGATGCTGGCTCTCTGAAAGTAGCCGCTGCCGACCACCTGATTGGGCGCAGCGTGCCACACTAAATCAAAATCATCTGCGCCATAATAAACTGCAATATGAAACTGACCTGCGCTTTGATCCAAAGTTGGCTTTGTATCACTGCTCTGGTAAGCACTCGGACTTAAAACATCCCACCAGACATATTTAAAGCCTGTACTCCCAGATGCAATTGGATACTTTGTTCCATTGTGATAAAGATCATGAGCGTTCCAGCTTAAAGAGGAGATGCCCGCTGCAAAGGAGTGCCCATCCAAAATAGGCACATCAAAAGTCTCTGTTGCGTCTTTTCTAAAACTTTCTGGATCAGTAGCAGGGGCCGCACTAGCCACAGTTGCCGAAGCTGCCACACTATAGGTAATCCCCAATTCACCGAAATAATCATACGCACCAACTTTTGCGTAAATAGTACCACCAGGTAATGCACTAAAAGTTGCGCTCGTAGTTCCTGGGCTCACCCTACTGGCTATGCCATAATTAATACCATCCGTGGAAAGCAGCACCTGGTATCCTGCAAGATCATCTGCATCAATAGCATCCCACTTAACAGTGGCACCCAAATATCCACCATCGATTGTAACATTCTGGACCTGCCCAACTTGTGGATTAGAAATTGTAATACTTTGATCCGGTGATTCATTCCCATCCTGATCTACAACATAGACCTTAAATACAACATCCCGGTAAAATCCATCCGCCTTTGCAAACTCATAAGTATAAATAAACTCAAAAGAAGTTGTATATTCAGTTCTAAGCAGCACCAATCCGGTGGTTAGGACTTCAATCTTAAAATATTTAAACCAAAGCGCAGGAGTCCAAGCAGACACAAAAGAATCCCAAGCCAAATGAAAGTTTCGGGTGTTGGAAATAAGCCCCCCACCTTTAAGTCCAAGCCCCTGAATCCCACTAACCATATACGGATTTGCAGGCATTGCAGGGGAATTAGTAGAAGTCAAAATCAAGTATTTCGGCGCAGACCTTAAATTAGATTCCCTTCCATCTTTGCCAACCGTGGTGATTGCAATTTCATACTGAGCATCAGCCTCAATTCCGGGGATACTAAAAGATCCATTTACATATCCCCAGGACTTCCATCCGGTGCCATCCTTATTAAAATACACATGAAGCCGAGAATAAGTACCAAGGGGTTTACTAAAGGTAACATCCAAATACCTTTCCACTTGGTACTTATTCGCATACTCAATACGCTCATTTACACTTAGATTAGTAACCAAAGGAAGGACTTGGGTTTGGCTATAATCAGGAGTAGGCAAAACCTTTCCATCGGTGTCTACATTATAAACTGTTTCATTATACTCAATCGCAGAGATTTTTACATCCAAATCACCAGACTTGGAAATCCCCATAACCCTAAAAGGCTTAACCGTTTGCCCAACCTTCCCAATCGCCCAAACTGCATATTTCTCAGGAATAAAACTAAGAGGACTCACCAAAGTAACAGTACTAAAATCCCCACTACTTTCATTAATCCCTTTAGTCTCAACAGTACCATCTGCCCCCTTAACCATTATGCTAAAAGAGCCTGTGCCGAGACTTACTTTCTGATCCAATTCAATACTATTTGTGGTCCCACTAACTACGCGCCCACCAAAACCCCATTCCGGCACATCGCTTTGCACATCAATAACATCACCCACTGTGAAGCCCACAGCGTTAATAGACATTTCAAACTCACAGAAGGTCTTTAGGGTTTCTGTGAGAGCCAATCTAAGCCTTGCGGCCCTCCATGCCTCATCTGCGTTTGTAATTCCCCGAAGATCAAGACTCTGCTTCTTTGAGGCACTTGTAATATTAGGATTATAAACATTAATAACAGTCCGGTTATAATCCATAGCTCTATCATTGTAAGTAGCCTCAATTTCAACAGCCCTATCCTCAAGGGCCAAGAAGGTTTCCTTAAAAGACCCTTTGAGCATACTAGAAGTAGTGACCAGAGGCTTAGGGTCTGCCCAAACCTTCTCTATAACCACGCTGACCTTAGTACCAGTGCGCATCAAACTAGCTCGGCCCACCTCTGCCACCTGAATCGCGGCCCTCCAAAGTGAGCTAGTCTGGTCAAAGGTACCATTAAAGGTACAACGTTTACTCCCACTAGGAAGGACATAATCACAATACTGAGCCCAGGTATAGAAGGAATTCAAATCCAACTCGGAGGGATCAAACCCATCGTACCTGCTCACACTAAGATCGGCCCCAGAATAAACCTGCATCCAGCCCATCGAAGTTTGCACTTGCGTATTATTATAAACAGGCTGAGTTAGAATATCCCAACAAACCCAGGCAGGATTATTTGACCATTCTATGCTCCAAGAGGTACCATTCCAAACTCTAACCAACTTCCCATCAACCAGAGCACTAAAATTAAATCCCCCAGAAAGCTGCTCTGTAGCAAGAGCTTCAATTCCAACAAGTGCCTCCCTAGGGTATGTAAACCTAGTATTCTCCACCTCCCTAACAGTAGCAAATACCGTAGTAGTAATTGGGTTATTATCCCTAGAAAGATAGGCATTTACAAAAGTGGCCCTAATTTCATATTGGCCTTTATCGTAGATATTAATTTTATGCGTATTATAAAAAGGCTCCCCGGCCTTACTTCCTGACTTCTTAATAGTAGGAACAACTCCAGTGGGTAAATTCTCATTCTCAACCCAACGCCAATAAACGCCTACATTTCTATGAGTAACTGAATGCAAATCCCCTTCTGAATGGGCGTCTGGACTAGACGCTTCGGAAGTTACTACAGTGAACTTCCCTTTGAAGTTATAATACCCTGCAACCCAGACTCCATTATAATTAGTAAGCGTAGTTTCATCAGCAGAAGCATCAACATTAATCCACTCAGTTGTGCCAACTTTTCTAGCTTCTAATGAGTATTCAACCGTAGCCCTTCTAGCCTTGCCCTTATTACTATAAACCACCAAACCTTGGGGCCAAGCAATTACAATCTCAAGAGAATCAAAATTACTCCCGGGTGTTACATAAGTATACGAATTCCCTTGTTCTATTGTAACATTAGGATTATATTCAGTCTTTACCCCTTCCCCAAATGTCCCAACTGTAATAGGGGCCTGATTAACAAACCCCCTTCTGGTTTCAATACTAACACCTTCAAAATTACTCATCGGATCAGGCTGATCGTTAATCTTAATATCCCGAATCCCTTTCACCGGACCCATGCCAAGAGAAACCAAGGCATTTAAATAAATCCCATACTCCTCTTTTTGTTGCGTATTCCCTGCAATAATGTTCCCATTAACTCTATAAGTCCCATAGACAGTAGGAATAGCAATCCCTTGGGACTGAGTAGTAACAGGATTCCAACTGTATGCCTGTGAAGGGGATTCTAATTCAGGCTTTTCTAATTTCGGAGGAAGTAGGGCATTGATAATCAACCCACCAATCATGGAAATCCCAACAGATGCGGCTGCACCTGCAAAGGCCGCCCCCGTAAATCCCATACCTCCTATAATAGCCCCTGCCCCTGCTGAAACAATAGCAACAGCAATAAAAGACACAATCCTAAGCACATCACTATCGCCAGTCGTGGGCAGGAAGGTAACGGAATCCTTAACTCGCAATTCCCTACTGCCCCAATCCTCCCTTTCCACAACCTGCCCATTAATAGAAGCAACAACCTCAACCCCCTTGGGCACAACCTCATTAGCAAGCTCTGCCAGAGTCCTAACTTCAACAGTCTTTACAACAGAAGTCCGGTCCCTTCTATCAAAAGGATTATGAACTAGGCTGACTTCAATTTGTAGATTTTGGCAATCCGACATATCCAATCCTCTGAAAGACGCTCAAGGTTAACATACCCAACTGATTTGCAAGTGTGAATAAACCAATCTTTTGAAAGTGCCACTCCTGCATGGGCAACAAATCCATGCTCATTATAGAAGGCAAGCACACAAGGGGGGTCTATATTATCAATGGATTCAAAGCCCAAAAGGGCTTGCTCAATTTCCCCTTCCCTTGCTCTAATACTAACAAGAGAATTAAAATCCAAAGGGGGCTGGCCTAATCTATCTAGGATCTCCTTAACTAGCCCACCACAATCATAGTAATCCGGGCCATGCCCTCCCAGTTTAAAGGGCTTGCCTAGCAAATTGGCATAAAGGGAGTTAGACAATTCTAGTACCTCCGGGCTTTAATCCAGAATAGCCACCAAACCTCGGGCCATTGCTTCTTGCCTCACAAGCCTCAAATGTCCTAGGACAAGGATCAGCAAATTCTCCTCCCGGATCAGCCCCAGAATATCCACACTCCAACCCCCTATATTTCCACTTACAATGGGCATACAAATATCGGTAATTGGGAAAAAGCTGTAAAAATGGATTACTAGCACCCAATGTAAAAGTAACAACCTCTTCATCACACTGAGTGTCCGTGATAATAAATTCCCAACTAATTGCAACTTTTGCGGCAGTCAAATAATTGGAATTAAAAATCTTAACATATGCCTTCTTATCCACAAGCCCATCATAAGGCTCTAAATACTGTTGCACAACCCTATTAACATTGGACAAACTAATAGTGAGCGCACTTAATTCCCCAGAACTCTTACTCTCATAGGGTTCAATCTGAAAAGGAAATCTAGTATAAACATACCCATCAATAGTCACATCTTCATTATTATTAACAACCCTAAGAGTTTGCCCAATATCTATTTCAACCTCAAAGGTAGCCAGCCAAGCAGAATCTGAACTCAGCTTATTACTCTCCACTAAAATCTCATAAGGTAAATTCAGCATCCCTAAACACCCTTCAACTTAATAGCCTTAACCTGATACCAACCCTCAACTGCGAAATCATACTCAATAGGTTCATCATAGTAAACCTCAAACACATTGCCTTCTCTATCTGCCCAATTAAAAGAAGCATACATCCCTACTCCCTCATAATGTGCAATGAGCAAATCAACATCAGCAGTTGGCAGCAAATCGTAACTCACCAAAAAGTCATAAACTGGCCTAGTAAACCTCGGCCTCCGATGCTCATAACCTTGCCCAAATTCCTTTTTAATCGCATTATCCCTAGCGGATTTCTGAATCTTGCTAGGACGCCTGCTTAAACTAGGAAAAGCCATCCTTACCTCCCAAACAAGCCTCTAAGTCGGCCCCCCCTATTTACATCATCCATAACAACGTCTACGATGAATTTCTTGCCATCGAAGCGAGTTTTGCCCTGTGAGGCTTCCACGGGCTGTCCGGTTTGGTTGATTACATTAACCTGGACATTAGCCCCAGAGGGTCTGGCATTCACATATTCAGGCCGTTTCTCAGCAAAAGAATAGCTTTCCCCGGAATTTAGACCAACGCCAAAAACTGGTTCTTTGATCCAACCACCATTTGCATATTGCCTTTGCGCAGTAAGGATTGGCCCACCTGGGCGAGTCATAAATGACCCTTCGGGTACGCTTCCAACCATGCCGCCTTGAGAACTAAGCCCTACGCCCCCACTGAAGGCTCCTGCAATCCCACCAACAATTTGCCCTGTAACTTGCTCAGCCAGCAACTTAGAAAGAGCCTTCTGAATACTCTCAAGAAAGCCAATAAAATAGTCCTTAAACGATTCAAACCTCCCTTGCATGGCATCAAAGAAATAAGTCTCAAACGCACTTTCCATGCCGCTCGCAGTATCCTGGGCAGCCCTTTGCCAGAGTTGAAAATTACTATAGAGGTCGGAGGTGAAATCCCTAACCCCCTGCTTAAATCCTTCCCATCCGCTACCTACTTGCTCTTTCATATTTTGCTGTAATTCGAGCAATTTATACTGAGCTGCAGCAATAAGGCTATCAACTTCCGTAGGATCATCAACTAGCTTTTTCCTAGCTTTTAGGGTTCCAATCAATGCTTTTTGCGCATTTATTTCTTCTCGAATTCCCCCGGCTTTATTTATAAACCCCAAATCAACTTGCTGCTGAATCTCACCTATACGCTGTTCAATTTTATTTCTTTCATTTGCAAGATCATTAAGCCGCTCGCTATTTTTAATATGCTCAACTTGACTTTGAACATAAGAGTCAAGCACACTATTCATGCGCTCAAATTCACCTGGCCCAAGTTGCCCCTTTGCTTTAACCAACTCCTCCCGGACATTTCCTACTTTTTTGGCAACTTCGATAATTTGCTTATTAAACTGATCCGCACCTTGGAGCAGATAATCTTCAAAAATTCCTTTATAACTTGCACGAGCAGACTCTACCAACGCAGCTTCTTGTTCTTTTGCCCCTTCATCAATTCCGATAGTCAACCCTTTCATATATTCTTCAAAGGCTTTAGAAATATCTTCGGAATTTGGAAAGGTAATTTCTGCAAAGCTAGAAAAAATACTTGTAAATTGTTCAACTAAATCCTTTGGCATAAGGGATTTAAAAATGCCCTTAATCTTACTATCCGTAGTATCTGCACCACTTTCAATTAATTTAAACAATCTAAGCTGCGTTTCATATCTCTGCTGTGCAATTGCATTAAGCTCTTTATCCCTTCTTGCTATACTAATATTCCCAGATTCATAAAGCCGGTTATACTTAGCCTCTTCTTGATCTAGCATATTAAGATGATTCTTTGCACTTTGAACCATCTTCTCCCTATTATCCGCAACGCCAAGAGATTCTAATTTAACCTTCTCCATCCACTGATGCAGTTTATAAGTAGCAACAAGTGCTGCAACAATACCAACTCCCCAGGTAACAGTAGAACCGGCTATAGCTATGCTTAAATTTCGTATAGTTTGGAGTGGTGTTAAGAGTTTTTTAAAGTTCCCAACTAAAAGTATAGCTGCTCCGCCCATCCTGCCGAGACTAGAAGCTAAGCCTTTAATAGGAATAAGCGCAACACTAGCAAGCCCGGTGATTAAACTAAAACTTGCCCGAACGCCAACTAATATAGCGGCCCATTTTAAATACTGTCCAGTAACTTGCCCAACCCAATCTGGCAATTCGCGCACACGCTGGACAATATTCCCAACAATTCCGCCAACAGCAACGATTCCACCCCTAAGCCTTTCTACTAATTCCCAGGTGCGGTAAAATACCCTATAAAGTGTCTCCCCTAAAGAGCCCAACTTACCCTCAGAATCAAAGAGCTGGTCATTAAGCCCCTGCATAATACCGACCCACTTTTCATAGACTCCCGAAGATCTAAGGGCTTGCATTGAGATTATTCCTGTATTGTTAGTAATAATCTCGCTCTGGGCTCTGATATTTGCATTTAAATCCGTATAAATTTGCTTAAAATCTGCAAATCTAGCTGTAACAGCCTCCCACCGCTTTTGGGCACTAATCCCAATATCTGTAATGTAGGTAAAAAGCTCAGGCATCCGAATCTTAATCATTCTTGTAAACTGATCCGTAACTCTGGCCGAGCCAGAAAACATTGCCTGGATTTCCTGTCTAATCTGCTTTGCACTACTACCAGTTGTAGTAGCAATCGTATCAATAGTACGAAGCACGTTAATAGTATCTTCGGCATTCTGCGGAGTAACAGCCACACCCCATTGGGCAAGCTCCCTAAGTCCAGTAGAAATAGATTCCACAGAAGTCCTATATTTAGGGGCAAGCCGAATCATAGACTCCATCGTCCCCTGCATGTAGGTATTCAACTGCTGGAATCTACCACTAAAATCCCCACCACCCTCAGCAAATAGAGAAAGCATACCACTAATTTCAGCGGCCCCTTCTACATACTCATCCATCATAGTAATGCCAGAGCCAAAAGTCCTAGTCAGCTTTCCAACAGCGGCTTCAACAGCATTAATAGCGCGATAAGCAATAGAGAATCCAACTGCAACAAGTCCAAACCTTTTCCACCACTCTTGAGTTGCAGACTGGGCTTGTTTGGCCTTAATCACATAGGCATCAACTGATTTATTTAATGTGTTCTTTAATCTACCTCCAAGGGAATTAACTTTGGAGCCTAGGGATTCAAAGGACTGCCCGATCCTACTTGTAAGCCCTTGTGTACTACGCGCAAAATTACTAATGGGATCATTCAAGCCTTGCAGGGATTTAGCAGAGGCCATTCGAGTTCTGGCCTCTGCCATTTTTGCAGAATATGTACTATATAACTCATTTAAAAGCTGTGATTCATTTCTTTGAATAATCTCCCGTTCACGCCTTGCAAAATCGGCAAATTTACTTGTAGAATTGGCTTGGGCATTTTGAAATACACTAGATTGGATTTGCCCCCTAATATCTACGGGCGCAGAGGTGGTTTTTGCGATACTACCAAAGCTAGACGCAATATTACCTTGGTAGGTCTTTGCTACATTCTGGGCAACCCTAAGTTTAGTGATCTGACTATCAATAGCCCGATTGACTTCCCTCAAGGCACCTTTAAAATACTTTTGGCCTTCCGTAGCTTCCCTAACCGCACTAGATTGGGTTTGCCAGCTTTTAATTAATTTACTCTGCTTGCTTCTTTGGTTTTTATATTCATCCCGAAGCACCTCCATTTGGCGCTTCATAGACTTCAACTCTTCAATGGACTGGGCTAGGCCATCTAACTTAAATTTGCCAATTGCTTCGCCAACATTAAAAGCCATTTACCTACCCCGCTTTCTAAGTGCGTCCCATCCAGAATTAACTTCCTGCTCTTTTACTTCTTTACGTATAAAATAAGGATTCAATAATTTATTAGAATGCTTATAAAACTCATCCCTATCCTTATCTTTCATCTTTGGCAAATTTATATACGTACCCAACAAGGAAAATTTGGAGGCTCTTTGCCTAAGAGCCTCCCTATATACAACCTCTAACTTTCTACCAGAGAAAGCCAAAACTTCCTCTTCCCTATACTGAGGAAACTCACTTAGAATTGTAAAAATTCTAAGCATTCTATAGTTACCTTGCTCAGTTATTTCAAGCCGAGCAAGTTTTCCGACAAAAAATCCATCACCCCGCGCATCTCTACTACGCCAACCTCATCGAAGGTAGATTTATCAACAGCACAAAGGTGTGCAAGTTGGTCCTTCAATGTAACTCCCTCTGAGCCTTCCATTTTTTCTAGGGAATCCATAATTTCTTGGCTAATTTCCGAAACCTCAAAAGCCTGCCCATTAGAAAGTTCAATTTTAACTTTCTTACCTTCGAGAAAGTCTTTACCCTTAAAAGTTTCCATTTCCTTCACCTATTTAGTGGTTAATTACGCAATAACAGTCTCGTCACCGAAATAGTACGTAACTGTTTTATCAATAGCCGCTGCCGTACCCCAATTTGCGCTTACCAATTTAGGGAAGCACTTAAAAGTAAGGCCCAACACTCTTTGATTGGAGCCGTCAAAACTAAGTTCCACATTAGAACTAGCAGCGGCAGCGGGGAAGGTGATCCAATCCTTTGCATCGGGGCTCGGCTGGCCGTTGACAAACTTTTTAAGAATAAGGCTTTTGCCAAGCCCTTTGAGGGACGTACCAACCTTATTCTCGCCAGCCACAAAAGAGCTATGCGGAGTGGCATTTTGCCCCTGAAGTGCCTTATTCAGCGTAGCCAGGTCAATCTCGGCAAGCTGACATTCAACCTCAACAGTCGTACCTGTGATGATCGTATCTTCCGGTGAGCTCCCGTTCTGATCTGAAGTCAAGTCCACAGTGTCATCTGAAATCCTAACCGTAACACCACCATTAGTTTTACCCAGGTCTGTCTCACTACCAGACGCGCCAAACAAAACTTGGCAAGGTCCAAGTTCTAGTGCCATAGCTACCTCCTATCGGCATACATTGTTAATGCTGCTGTGTAAATTGCGTTTTCATTCTGATCTAGCCCCACAAATCCAGGGGCTTGCATACTTGTTATATTGAAAATCCTCCCAGTTGGAAGGGTAAAGCCATTTGAATGCACCAAAAAGTCATATACTTCATAAATCTTCTGCTCGGCCTCCGCAGAAGAAGGGAAGAAGCCTCTTAGTTTTAGCCCAAGCACATTCAGCCCAGATTCATTCCTATCTCCGCCTTCCAATGAGAGCGTGAGCCCAATTTTACTTTCATTGGGCACATAGTTATAAAACCAATCCACCCCTATTGTAAGGCTTGTGTTACTAGCAATATATTCAAACAAATCTTGGGCATACATTATTTATATCTCCGAAAAACATCACCCAGATGTTTGTACATTGTTGTGTCTAATTTATAAAGTTTCTGCGTAATATATCCTGGACCTGATTGGGAGTCACTAAATCCGCCATCCCACTCGTGCATGAGAGCTGCAATTGGGGAATGGTAGATTATAGTGATTTTACCCCTCACAGTATTAGGGGGCTCCCCTAAATTTGCGGTTGCCAAATGCCTTGCTGTGTTTCCAAAGAATGTTGGGGCAAAGGCAGAAGATCCAGTGCTTAACCCACCAGAGCCCCTCACCCTAGTTCTTGCTGGCCCATTAGGATTCGGCCCAGTCTCAGGAGTTGTCCCAACTTTTGTAGTCCCTATATACGCGGCACCGGAGCTTCTAAGCTGCCCTGTATTCCAAGGCGGCCTGGGGTATTCGGAATAAGTGGCATCCAACAAATCGAGCGCAATCCTTCTGTCCACATCCTTTAATTGACTAATAAGATGATCCACACCTTGGACAAGCGCTCCCACGAATTCCATCTTAGCCATAAACCAACTCCCAATGACTAAATTCCCCATCAAGCCCACAAAGCCGATCCACCTTTGCCACCTTATACTCTTTCCCTCTATACCCAAGAGTCGTGCCAAAATCAAAGTCAAGTGATGCGGTAGTAAAAATCTTGCCCTTCCCTACTTCTTCCAACTTCCCACTAACATACTCAACTACACTCTTTTCTTCCACGTATCCCTTAAACGGGGTCGTCTTGGTATTAGTGACAGTTCCAAAATGGTCCTTAGTCTGTGAGATAAAAACCAAATCATGGGGTTCTTCTGTCAGCATCTAAAGGCCCTTTCGCGTGAAAAAAGAATCTGGCTCATTAACAGTAGGAACTTGCGTATTCCCTGAACGTGCACGATAAGTACGGATTTGCGCCCTAAGTTCTTTGGGGTCATACTTTTCATAAACACTCCCAACTTTTGCGGCCACGCGACCTCGGTATTTGGCGAGGACCAACTCAATGGCCCTCGCGCATACCAACCAAAAGTCTTGAACTTCTTGCTCCGCAATAATCCGCTCAATATCGTTGTCAGGAATAAAAGCACTGGGAATTTGAATTTCACTACGCACATCACTGACTTCGATCATGACTTACCTCTTGATTAGGCGTCAGAAGTTACCGGGGCGAGGAACATAAAGCCCAGGGCAGAGGATACTTGGTTCATATCCCGATAGTTATGACCTTCAACCCGAATAGCCATTTCCTCTTCAAGAGTAAGGCGGCGCACACCATAACCTTGAACTCCATATCCACCCCAAACAAAGTTATAACCAGCACTAGGAGTGTTTATACTAGGTGCGGGCGGGGTGTAGAGCAGCAAAGCGTTGTCTGCACCAATAAAGGATTGAGCAGCGGTAGCCCCATAAGCCGCAGTGTCATAAACCGCATCCAGGACAATATACCGATTGACCTCAAGAATGCGGGCCAGAATATCCTCGGTGATGTTGGCATTAGTAGTATATTTCAACTTCTCAAGGATCTGGGCATTGCTCTTCAGCTTGTCATGCACAGTACGGCTAACGACCATAGTATTAGGCCGAAAACCAGTTGCACGCTGAATAGACCGCTTGGCGAGGTCAGTATCAGTAATGGGCACGCCAGTAGCAGTGTCCCACAATGCAGTAGGAGTGGCCTCATTATCCCAAGCGCCAGTGACAAAGTAATTGGAGCACCATTCTACTTCATCCTTAATCAGCAGTTTTTGGTTGACAAGCTGTACTGCGGCGGCTTCAGAGTTGACCGGCGCAGGGTCATTTTCAAGCTGCTCCATCGGCAGGTCTTCATGCCAGGCGATGTTTTTGCACGAATAAGTGGCCGTACCGCGTGCGTGAGTGCCGCCCTCACTCTGTGTACCGGGCTTACGTTCAGCCGCCTCGTCCTTCATCCAATACTCAATCGGATAGGTAAAATAGGTGCTAGATTGCAATGCAACCGGCACACGAGGGAAGATGTTGCCAGCCTTAAAAACATTGGGATCTTGCACATATTTGACCCCAATATTAGTAAGTGTTTCCGAATAGGCTTTAATCAAACTCATTTTTGTATTCCTCCAATATTAGGGTTTAGAGAATTTTAGCTCTGCAAAGTTCGCCGGAATTTCCACCTTCCAGAAGAACTCCGCAGATCAAATGATTGGTACCATTTACAACATCAGTATCTTCTGTATTTGCAATAGCATTACCACTTGCATCAGATACAATCAGCGTGCCCGCAGTAAGGGTTGCGCCCAACTTAACAAAAGCGGTGCCTCCAATTTGCAGCGGCCCTTTAGAAGCCCCATCCGCATCATCAGGACAAACACCAACAGCTCTAAGGGTAGCACTAAAAGTACCAGCGCCGCTCACCAAACTTCCGCGCACCGCAGTAGTGGGCACGGTGCTAGTAATCATCATCTTATTCTGATCTGCCATTTTTAGTTACCTCCATTCCGGTAGGAATCAAAAAGTTCCGGGAATTCCGTAGAAGCAAGTTGCGCAGCTTCTTGGTATTCCACTTTATCTCTTTTAACGATCATAGAAACTGCGGCATCAAAGGTTTCAGGGGCTTGCTTTTCCTTGGACTCCGCACCTTCTGTGGGTTCTTCCAACTTCTCTGCCAGCTCCTTGGCTTTTTTGCCTTCCTTATTAACCTCACCGGCAATAATTGCAACGGCACCTTGGTCCAGGTCGGCCAGAACACTAAAGAGTTCTTCATTACAATTAGGGATTAGAGATTTAATAAATTCGGCATGCTCTTTTTCTTCCCGCTCTGCCTTTTCTTTGGCAAGGGCTTCGGCCTTTTCAGTCTTTTCCGCTTCAAGTGCCTTAATCTGCTCCTGCATAGCATCGAATTGGGCCTTAAACTCTGCCGGAATTTCCATTTTCGGCGTGAGCGAAGAAGTAATAGCATCTGCCACTTCTTTCGGCACATCCTCTTGGGCAGAAAGCTCTTTCATAAGAGCCTCGACCCCAAATTCCTTTACCGCTTCTTTAATAGTCACCTTTTTACCTCCATTTTTAGTTTCGCCCTGACTAGCGAGCGCAAGGGCTTTTTCTATTCCACCCAACTCGTCAATCAGTTCCACATCTAGGGCTTGCTTACCTATAAAAACCCTACCCTCTGCCTGCTTAGTGAGCACAAAGTTGGGATCTTTTGCCCGGTATTGTGCCACGGAATCTACGAACATGGAATAGTAATAATCAATACTACCCTGCAAGTATTCTTCACCTTCTTTTGAGAGTGGCTCAGTAGAATTGCCGGCCACTTTGTATTTTCCTGCGTATAAATACTTAATCGCAATACCTTGCTCTTTGAGCATTTCGGAATAGTCATAATGGGCCATAACTACGCCAATACTTCCAACCTTTGC